CGTTTCTCTCTTAGATACTCCTTCTCTTTTCTAAAAAACATCCTTTGTCATCTCTTTTTCCTTAAATCCATCTATTCTTTTATTCAATTATCGTAAGATAATTTGAAGCGAGTTTAAAGTGATCAATAAGTAATTATAGAGTGAGAAAGTACGGTTTTAGCGAGTAAGATAGTAGAAAGATTAAACGATTATAGCGCCTCAATAACTTATTTTTTCAATAAGTTTACTAAGACGGTCATTTGACCACACGAGGCGGCAGTGACGCATTTGGCGGTTGACTACCTGAGAACATGAATCAAAGATATCAATGTAACCAATTAGTCTTATGTAGGAATTGTAGACGGTCTTTCGGGTACCAGGTACCCAATTACTTGGAACGAAATTCCAAGAAGAAGACCAAATTGCCTTCCTAACTACCGGGATACGCTGACATTCTCGAGTAGAATCTACGCAAGGCTTCGGAATAAATTTACGCTTGCGTATCTTTTCAATTCTATCAACATATGTCACCGTACCAGCAGACGAAAAGAACCCACCAAGAATCCCAAACATTTCAATGTTAGGATCTATATGGAAAGTATACTGTTTCGATGTCTGTTCATAAAAAATGAAAGGAATCTTGTCTTTCATCCGTTCAGATGTTGGAAAAATTATTCCAGCATCATAGCCAAGACCTAGAGGCACAATCTGAAGATATTTATCAGGTATTAAACTGATAATATAATCTAAAGTATGCCTTAAGTAATGGTGACGGGCAGACCATTCGAACAGTAAATTCGCTGCAATAAGTAGATCTTGTGGACTTTCGAGACTGGTTAAATATACAGGCGTGATAACATGCCCATTATAAACATCAGCGCCACAAGACTCTCTGAAGAGACCTTCGGTGAATGTTTTATTTGCGTTAACAATAAAACCACAATTGGTAAGAATCTTAATAGTTTCAGAAACTATTTTTCTAGGGACGATAATATCATCCCCAAAAACGCCGATTGTGTTCCAATCTAGCTTAAATCGTTGTGTAGTATTCCAGTATTTCTCTGGTATACCTACAGATTGAGGATTTTCGTCCTCAAACCTGCAATTCGCAGCATAAACGATAGCTAGGGATACCATTGTGAGTAGTGGAAATGTAAATCCATTACCCATAGTTGATATCATAGGAAGTTCTTGAAGGTTATCGTCGCAAAATCGTTTGGAAATAAGAAAATGACTACTACGTAAAGATATGAAATGTTCAACAATTTCTTTTGGAAAAATTGCTTCAACAAGTTCAATCGTTATACAATCCGATGCCATCTTTGAATCGATGGTACATGGACAGTTATCACTTTCTTGATTTGATTCAAGAGAACCTTTATACGCCAAGAGACGATTCATCTCTTGCTGCCGTTGTATATTAATACCTTGGCATTCTAAAGCGTAACTCATGAATTTTCCTAACGCAAGCTGGAAGATCAAGTTTAATGATCTTTCCTTTGCAATGATTCGCGCACGCTCTTCATTCTTCGGTACAAGAGCAATTTTGCTGTATATGTCAACTTTAACTTTTTCACTTAACGTCACCTTCTTGTGAAATGACGTGGAAAAAGATTTGAGATACCCGACATATTTTTCGCAGCTTGGAGTGATTGACAATTGTTGTCGTATCATCTTATCGATGATATGAGTTGCATCGCCTTCAGCACTAGCACCATAACCAAAGCTTAAAAACTCTGGATGAGAAAAAATCTCTAATGGTAGTACAGATTGAGGGGCAAGATACAAATCAAAACGTTCACTCACATAAATAGCACCAATTTGCAACATGTTTGTGATAAAATCACGCATGTTTGCGCGGTCATATTCATCTAAATTCTTTAAAGAAAAAGATCGTATACGATCATTATTCTCAAAGAAATCAGTGATAGCCGCAAATTGAGCTGGCTCATTGGCTTTAGGATTCATCTTTTTTGAGACGTTTTCTAACATCCTACGAGCAGCAGGTGTATTTATGTCTTTCAAGTCTGCCTCAACAGCAGTACATACACGCCGATAAACTTCGGACGGTTCGAACATAGAGACACTCATATGTTTGTACGGCAAATAAAGGAAGAAATAGACAATAAAACTTATAGAGCACCAGTGGTGATCATATCAGTAATATTGTTAATATTTTGCACAAAGAATCCAGAAAAGGACGACAATAGTGCTTTCACCTCAGGCAAAGCATTCGTTTCACAGCCAGCAGGAAT